TATAGTTATGCTACAAAATTATTAATACTATTTAACACTTAAGTGATATTTTTTAGGTTATAAAAATAATTAAAATGTTTTATGGATTTGCAACAAGAAATTTACATCGACAATATATAAATTATCATGTAAATTATAAAGAACTTCTTCCAAAATTTGATTCGGGGTACACAAAGGTCGAACCGAACCCGAACCCGAAACCGAAACAGAAACAGAAACAAGAAACTTTAAAAGATGATATATTACCTACATCATTAAACATGTTCGATTATTTCGAAAGTATAAAAATTCGTGAACCAACGTGGAAAAGTCGTGCAAGAATTAGTGGTGAAGCCGGTGAATTACTATTTTATAAAAAAATGGCGTGTCCCAATTGCAATTCAAGAAATTTACACAAATACGGTAATAACACGCCGTCGAAAGATTTTAAGTGTTTGGAGTGTAACCAAGATTATCAAATTAAAAATAGAGGCGTATATAAAAAAGAGTATGAAAAAATGATTTCAAAAAATAGAATTATAAAGACAGGTGGAGGTTCTTATAAAAAGTCTATATCTTCTATAGGTAAAAATATAGATTACATTTTCATTTTTTACGATAAACGTTCTGGTATGATATTTAATCCTTTACATGCACCGAGTTCGCTAATAAGTGAACAAAATATAAAAGCTGAAAACCCGTTATCTACAAAAACAAGACAACCGGGGTATGAAATGTGTAGTCTAATTAACGTATCATTTAAAAAAGTTATTATTTTATAATAATTGAAATTTATTATAAAATAAAATAATACAAAGCAAATGCCTTACCACTTGGCCACACGAGCTCGACTATATAATATGCTCGCGACAGGGTTCGAACCTGCGATCCTTTGCTAAATTTGTAAAAACTCTCTCGACCGGAGTTGAACCGGTGACTTCGCGATTAACAGTCGCACACTCTAACCAACTGAGTTACGAGAGAAATGGGTATGGGGTCGCGCAACCAAGGATCGAACTCGGGACAATTGGAGTTTAGCAACTAAACGAATAGTTATAATAATTCAAAATTACAATCCAATGCTCTACCAACTGAGCTATCGCACGGTGATGCCGGCAGGATTTGAACCTGCGCCCTTTCGGACCAGAGCCTTAATCTGGCGCCTTAGACCACTCGGCCACGGCATCGTATACAAGCTATTGCTAGGATTTGAACCTAGGTGATTGGATTCAAAGTCCAAGATACTAACCACTATATGACAATAGCTCCCCGTATATATGATGCATGTATTCTTTAAGTTAATCTTACCATGGTATATCTTGTGGACGAAACCGACACCCAATCTTTAAAAAGTCAACAAACTGTTTAAATTCTGGTTCGGGATTCTCTATGTGTACCATTGAATCGAGTACTATACCAACAAACTTATTATACTTAGGGTGCGGTCCATTATGTGTTACTCTATTCTCACGAAGGTTACCTATTTCGCGCGGTAACATGATTATATTATCACTCGCTTGTAAATCGTATTTAACGCGATCAAATATTGGATGGTGTCTAAACTGTACAGGTATGACGTGATGGTCCTCCACGTTACGAATATTAAAACGAAATTTAAAATTTTTTCGTAATAGTGATCCGTATCTCATACCATAGTCTGGGAATAGATTTAGACCGGCGCGCATCATCGAGTCTTCGAGTTCATCGACTTCGTCCCATGCACTAAAACATTCATCCGATGATGCATTCGCGCATATTTGCTTTGCATCGTCTATAGCTTCAGCAAACCTATACTGAAGACGCGGATTATCAAACGTTTGAAACGCAATATTTACCTTTTTATTATACGTACCTTCGAGAATGTTCTTACGTATTTGGTTACGTTTGTTTTCGGGTGATGGGGGAATTGAAGAAACTCTAATCATTTACTTTTTAACGTGGTATATCTTTAACACGTTAAAAAGTAGGTGTGATCCCAGCGGGGGTCGAACCCGCGGCCTCGGCGTTGCGTTTGTGTCATTAAAGTCACTTAGGTATACCTAGTAGTGTATAAGCACCGCGCTCTAACCAACTGAGCTATAGGATCATATTTATACATCGACCATAAACTTTAAGCCAAACACGACTTTTACTAATCGTAAAACGTACTCTTTGTATTCAATCATTCGTACTCTTCTATCACCTCTTACCTTTATGTTGTTGCGTAGTTGAATGAGACTGTAAATCACTACTCGATAATTCCATGCTCATTTTTCTACCTGTTTCTATATCGGGTGTGTTTGTCCTCGATTTAGCTAACCATTTGACAATTTTGCGTTTGCCACATTCACTATCCGTACTACCACCAAGGTTTGTTCCTATAACGTTTAACCCATTACACACGTCAGGTTTGTTTTCTTTGTCAGGAAATGTCATGTTAAACGCATCTATAGAGTTTGATGGAATGTCAGGTGAATCATCTAAAAGACGATCGTACTCTTGTCTACACTTCGTCACAAATTCATTGACTTCACCTCTATGTTCGGTTTCCAGTGATAATTCCATCTCAATGTTTCTATAAAATTTAGACCATTGAACACACATTGCTGAATGTGTTTCCATCATTTTCGTACTATTATTAAATTTAGAAACCGATGTGAGTATACCCGCGAGTACGTTTAAAAATGCAAAAAAGTATTGGACCGCTATTATTTGTTGTTTTTTCGAGTCTGACATGGTTTGATCGTTAGGACTTAAAACTGCAAAACCACCAACACCCGTAATACTCGATATGATTATACACGGGTACGATAACCAGTCGTTTTGTTTCTTATAAAACATGCGTGAAAAATTATGGAGCCATCGGTACCCGGCAGCTTTTTCAGCCCATCCTATGAGGAGTTTTTCCTGTTTTGGACACCAGTGATGTTGTTCTGGTGTGTTACCTCCCATTACTCTTTCTTAGAAAATAAATAAGCATATTCTCGTGCCTGTGTATCAACACGCTCGTTGTTTACGTTTCCGTTATGTGCCTTTACCCATTTAATATCGACTATTTCAAATTTACGCATTAACTCGACCATTTTTACCCATTCGTCTTTATTTTTTACGTCACCGCCTTTTGATGTTTTCCAACCGTTACGTTCCCAATTTTTAGACCATTCCGTTAGACCCATGCGTACGTAATTACTATCGGTAAAAATACGAACGGTCGTGTGTCCCAATTCTATAAACTTTTCTAGAACTTTTATTATTGCAGTCATTTCCATGACGTTATTCGTAGAGATCTCTTTACCACCTTTATCTTCAATTTTAGGGTCCGTGTTTATGAGATACGCCCATCCACCGGGTCCGGGATTACCCAAACAACTTCCGTCCGTGTACGCTTCGATCATTTATTATATATACAGGTTTAAACTTTATACTTCAACAACGTTTTCTCGTTTATATGGGAACAAGTAATAATAACATTTAACCACCGGATTAAACAGTACACATGATCCAAACACAGTTCCAAAAATTATTAAGAATATATAAACACTCTCCATTAACCTAAGATATACTTAAAATTTTAAGTATTTATACTATAAAACATGTTCCACCAAGATTGGGATGAAGTTACCATACACGGTAAAAGTGTTACTAAAGAAAAAGAGAAGGAAAAATACGTCAAGTTCATGGGTCAAGAAATCAAATTACCTAAACGGAGTCAATATTCGGGTAAATCGCCGGAACAAAAACTTGACGAAACTGAGTTAGGGACACACAAAAAAGTCAGTAAAGAAACGGGTCTAACAATCCAACGGGCACGTGTCGCAAAAAAGTACACACAAAAAGATCTTGCTAATCTCATAAACGTATCTTCAGACATAATTTCGTCGTACGAATTGGGTAAATCAATTCCGGACCCTAAAATCATGCAAAAACTGCGTCGTGTTTTGGGCGTTAAACTCTAATCAGTATTAATATGTCACAACCAATAGGTAAACGAATACAACTTTTACGTATACAAAGAAGTCACGCACAAGTTGAGCTTGCACATAGAATAGGCGAAACGTTAGATACTATAAACATGATCGAAACGGGTAAACTTGAACCGAACTGGTACATACTCGAAAAAATACAAAAGTATTTTAAGGTTAAACTTTAAAATTTGGTCTAAATTTTAAAATCTAAATTTTATTTTTATTTATTTTTTAAATTTTATTTTTTACTAAACTCAATAAACTAAGAAATGCTTAGTTGGAGAAGGCGAGGCCACCCATACCGGATTGCACACGGAGAACGTTGTAGTTGACCGCGAACATTTGGAGGGCGAAAGCCGCACGATCACCCAAGGCATTGCAAGTAACCGACATTTGCGCGTTGTCGATTCTGGAGAAGTTACACGTACCAGTTGGTTGATGTTCTTCTGGCTTGAGCGCGAAGGAGTACGAGTAGACACCCGCGTATGGCGAACCAGTGTGGTGGACAAATGGTTGCACTTGGTTAAAGTACTTACCGGATTGCTCCTTGAATCTGTCTTGGCCGTTGAGGACCAACTTGGCACTCTTCAACGCACCGACAACTTCTTCGACGTAATCCTCCGAACCCCCGAGGTCACCGGTGATGAACTGTGGGACACCGCATGTAGAAGAAGTCATTGTCTGGCAATTAGAATTGGTGACTTGACCCGAAGCAATTGCAACCTTCGCCGCATCCGTCGATGTACCAAGGTTCCACAAGTTGGATTGAGTGGAAACACCGTCAGTCACACACCAGACCAATTCCTTGACTGGGTGGTTGTAGGACAATCTGACTTGCTTAGTACCACTCGCCTCCAAGGCATCGGTACCAGTGTGCTGAACTTGCTCGATCAAGTATTCGTGACCCTTTTGCGCGAATCGTCTACGCTCTTCAGTGTCGAGGTACATGTAGTTACCCCACACTTTCAAGCCAGTCACGTGCGCTTCATACTCAGTGGTCAAGTCAATGTCGATTCTGACTTCGTGGTATTGCAAAGCAATCAATGGCAAGGCCAATCCTGGGTTGCGGTTGAAGAAGAAGATGAGTGGCAAGTAAACCTTGTTGGCAGCAGACGCGGCTGGGTTAGTCGTCATTTTACCGTAGTTGAGCTTGGACCCTTCGTTCAAGTACAATTCAGAGTACAATCTCCACCATCTTTGGTAGTGCTTGTCAATTCTTTGACCACCAATGGACAATTCCGCAGTCGAGACAATACGCTCGGCGATCCAGTTAGAATCCACAGTGGCACCAGATTTGTTACTCATACTAGTAGTTACCGTAGTCGCTTCGAGGAACATGTCGCCGATCAAATCACCGTTTCTGGCGACAGTGACAGAGACGCGGCCCCCGGACCCGGCCGTACCGTTCATAGTTTGTTCGATGGTTTCCATCGCAAAGTTTGTGTGGCGTTTGTAAACCGCCTGGAAAAAAGTGACTTTTGGGTTACCAGTCAAGTAGACATCTTGGGCGCCGTAGGCGACGAGTTGCATGAGACCACCGGCCATTTTGTTTGTTTTGTACTATAAGCAGAGATTTTTTTTTCAGATAATTTCGCGAAAAAACTCGATTTGATTTTTCCTGATGTATATAAATGTCTAACGAACCTGTACCAGAACTTGAAAATGTCGACGAAGAAAGTGTCGACGAAACTATTGAAATTGAATCTGGATCCGAATCCGAATCCGAAACTGGATCGAATATTGAAGAAGATGAACTATCTACAGTCGGAGGCGAACTCCCAGATGTCGATGAATTAGAAGGTGTTATTTATGACGATTCCGATATAGATTCTGAATTTGAAGATAATAGTCTCGATAGATTAGGTAACCTTTTAAGTTCAGTTCTTGTAAACGAAGAAGGTGAAACTGTATGTTCGGCACTGGTAAATATATCGAGACAACTCGAAGTTCAGAACAAAATTATGATAAAGTTGTTAAGTCAATTACAAAAACAGGTATAAAAAAATAGTAAGTAATAATTATAAATGAACTCGGATACCTTATACATTAGTCCGGATGCAGACCATGAAGAAGCCTTCTATAGAGATATGGCCAATCAAATAGACAATCTCAATCCAGAACAATTAATAAGGATGTTAAAACATGAAGAAAAACAACTTGGTTTATCTCCTGATAAAAATAATATAGAACTCGTCACGTTAAGTCCAGTTGAACTCGCCTATAATATATTCTTTACCGAAAGCGAACTTGACCCTGAAACAAAACAACCAAAGTACGTTGATATGAAAGCAAAATCAAACATGTATAGACAAATTTTAGAAAAAATGGGACGGTACTTTAATCGCGGTAAATTGTTAGGTATACTTTCAAGTGACGAAGGTAACACGGATGATTTGAGTGTATCTTTTAGACTAAGTCGTCTGACCGATCACGTGTGTGACACTTGGAATATCGTTTTAAGTACGAACCGTGTGCATGATAGACGTAATAACCCAACAATGGTACCTCTTGAAATTAGTACAAACCCGTCACTTTTTAGATGTTCTATGCCCGATTTTGACGAACTCAACGTTTTCCAAAAAACGGTACTTGCTATTCTCGATTCCCTTTATAAAAATAATACTAGGCGTTACAAGGGATATACATGTCGACAAATTAAAACACTTGATGGTTACGATACAAAGGCTTGGCAACAAGAGGAAGAGATTAAACCGTTTGTTCATAGAATTGCTGGTAAAGAAGAATGGTTTGAGTTATGGAAAGATTTAACATCGTCTAACGGTACTGCTATGTTTTCGCAAATTATAAAACATTTGACAGATTGTAACGACATGCAATTTCCCGAAATAAAGAAAAACAGACGTGTATGGTCATTTAAAAATGGTATTTTTATTGGTTCGATTTGGTCAGATACTACAGGATTGTGGCATACTGCTTTTTACCCGTACACTTCAAAAGAAGCCGCGTCGTTAGATCCAACGCTTGTAAGCTGTAAATACTTTGATATAGAATTTGAAGATTTCAGTAAACTTGATAAGTGGGAAGATATACCTACACCTTATTTCGATAGTGTTCTAAAGTATCAAGATTACGAAGAAGATGTTATGAAATGGATGTACATCCTAGGAGGTCGTTTATGTTTCGAACTAAATGAACTCGATAAGTGGCAAGTTATACCTTTCCTGAAGGGTATAGCACGTTCAGGAAAGTCGACTCTAATTACAAAAGTGTTTCGTAAATTTTACGAAGTTGATGATATTAAAACTCTTTCTAACAATGTTGAAAAAAAATTCGGTTTATCATCTATCCATGATGCGTTAATGTATATTGCACCTGAAATTAAAGGTGATTTACAGCTAGAACAAGCGGAGTTTCAATCGATCGTTTCGGGTGAAGAAGTTTCTATAGCAGTAAAATGCGAGAAAGCTAAAAATTTTGTGTGGAAAGTACCCGGTATTTTGGGAGGTAATGAAGTACCACAATGGAAAGATAAATCGGGAAGTATTCTTCGTCGTCTCGTTACGTTTCATTTTGGTAAACAAGTTCGTGAAAGTGATACTGATCCCACTCTTGATTCGAAATTAGAATTAGAAATGCCAAAAATTATTCAAAAATGTTTACGTGGGTACTTGGAATATGCGCAAAAATATCAGGATCAAGATATATGGAATGTTTTACCAAGTTACTTTTTTAAAGTCCGGGAACAAATAGCTGCAGCTACGAACCCATTGGAAAAATACTTACAAAGAGACGATCTTATAACCATAAATCGGAATGTAAAATTTCCATTAGACTTATTTAGGTCTAAACTCAAAGATTTCTGTAGAGAAGAGAGTATTCAGATGCCAAATTTTAATCAAGATTTTTATGGTGGTTCATTCTACGTGCGTGATATCGAAGTAAAGAAAGAGAAAAATGATTATTGGATTATAAATAATCCCGAAAAATTAGACCGACCAGTCAATTTTAAAGACAAATATGTGGTCTATGGTGCAGCACCAATCGTACAAGAAAATGAAAAGGGATACGATGTCTCACATTATTTTTTTAATTGATTAAAAATCTCAGACTAGTATAAGTATGGATCCTCGACAATTCGTTAGAAATTCCAATGTGGAAATTAAACGTTCAAATACACTCGTTTCCACACAGTCGAAAAACGTGCCTGTTTTTACAGAACTACGTGTAGGTAAATTTAGACCGGGTATATACAACGGTGTCGTGAATAGATTATTTACAAAAGATGAATCGCGTCTCGATATCAAAGATATTCTAAAACAAAAACCAAAAGGACATGCACCAATAACAGGTGGAATAACCGTAGATGTTAATGAAATAAAAGGTATATACGGAAGATTTCAAACTGGTGCTATACACACTAAAGATTTTGGTTTAAAAGGTGATTTAAATAAAAATTTCTCTTCTGCACAATTTACCGGGTACGTTATGGACGGTGTCGAAAAAAAGAATTTCAGCTTTAACATATATAAAAATGGAAAAATTCGTTTTTCTGGTGGGTTTCTAGGTTCGAAAAATCTTAAAAAACAACCCGAATCCTTGCAAAAATATATAATAGATACGTACACACAAAAACAGGGTTTTTTGTACAATGATATATTTTATAATAATATAGGAGGTCAATTTTTAACAAATACAAATTTTCAATTATCTAAAATGACCCAAGATTTTCGACAAATGCGTATATGGGGAGTTTCTTTTATAGAATACGAACCTGAAATTTCCCCATTTCTTTATTTAAAATATAAGGAACATGCTTTTATCTTTACAACAAAAACAGGTAAGGCGGGATCGGGTATTGTTCAAATACAAGGTGAATCTAACCCCGATGATCTTGAACGTGCGTATTCCTTTGGTGTAGAACTTGTAAAAAAATTACACGATAATGGATATACTTTAGGTTTGGTTAACAAAAATGTTAACGCGGGTAAAAAAATACTCCAAAAACTTAAAACAAGGGCTTCGACGTGTCCTAAGAATAGACGACCACCATGTAACGAAGGGTTTGAAGTTAGGAAGAATCCACAAGGGTATGATTGTTGTTTCAAAAAACCAAAACGAAAACCCACGAAAAAAAGTAAAGTACAAAATACAAAAAATACAAAAATTACTTACGATAAAGACGGTGTAATGAAAATAGGAGGACGTAAATGCGAGCGTCTTACTAAACCAGTTTTATTAGAAGTTTCTAAAAAATTAGGAGTTGTTGGTGTAAAAAATAAAAATAAAAAAGAAGATATATGTAAAGCACTCGATAAATTAGAAAAGGGTAACTCTGATTATAAAATCAACGATAAACTGTGTCGCGAATTGAAAAAAGAACAATTAGTAACACTCGCAATATCAAGAGGTATATCGGTAAACGATACAGATACTGTAAAGGTTTTGTGTCAAAAACTACAAAATAAAAATAATATTAAAACACCAAATTCACCAAACGCACTCGCGAATGAAATGGAAAAAATGTTACTAAACATTAAGAAAAAAGAAAATAGAAAACCTACTAATATAAGACGTAAACTTAACGTAAACGGTATTAAAAATGATATCATTAAACTTTACGGTAAAACATGGATGAAGAAATACGGAAACGTAATAAATATTAATAAAGATGTTCGCGATGTTAAAAATAAACTTACTCAACTCGAAAAGAATAAAAATTTTGTATCTCGAAACGGTGTTTTGAAAAAAATGGTCGCAAATGATACTAAAAAATCAATGGTAAAAAATTGGAAACTTAATAAACAACAGGATTTGAAAAAATTATTAATAGAAAAAGAAGCTAATAAAATATACGGTAAATTTGGAAAAAATACCGTTAATAAAGTTGTTAATTTTATAATGTCTTTACAAAAAACACCCGCTGTTAATAGTTCTAGAGTTGTAAATTACATTCAAACGCTAAGAGAATTACAAAGTAAACCTCCTTTACCCTTAAACAAAAAAAGAGTCGTACCACCAAAACCAAGGGTTACAAAGAGAGCACCAATTAAGAAAAAAATATCACGTCCACAAAAAAATAAGGTTGTAAAAAAATTAAATTTTAATTCTAACTCGAATTCGAGCTCAAAATCAAATAATAATAGTAAATTATTAAACAATATCTATGCAAATTTTGAAAATAAAGCATTAAAGAATAAAAACAAAAAATAAATAAACCATGGAAAACCCGAGACGGTTACTGTGTATTCGCGTCCGACAAAATGATGTTGAAATAACTGATAATAATCATATTTTGTCGAGCGTTATAGATGCAATATACTATACTATATTAGATTACATTACAATTTATAGAAAAGATAAAAATACTACAATATCATTTTTAGAAAAGGAGTATTACTTAAACGACGAATTTATGAACTGTGAAGATCCCAAATTATATATTGAAATAAACAGGGAATTCCATGATAAAGGATTAATAATGTATATATATGACAATTTTCAAAGAATTGAATCTGCAAAACATAGAAGAATGATGTTTTATTTTATGAACATTTTATATTTTCATTTATAATTTTTTCAGGTTCTGATATCTGTTTTAAATGTTTACCATGATATGAAAAATCGTAACCAAGAAAATGATTTTTTATTTCATCAGAAATTTTAAACGCCTCAACTTTACGAGATACCTGTGAACATATAGATTTTACTTCTAATTCTAATAATTTATCTTCTTTCATTACGAAATATTTTAAAGATTGATCTATTACACCGTTAGATTTCATTTTATGGAACATTTCGTATGATTTACCATTCGATACGTAAAAATGTTTAGGGGAATAACCTAGTATAGTTATTCTATCATTTTTATCTGTATCGCTAATCACGTGTATAAATACACAAATAAATAGTAATACAATAATTAACATTTATAAGTATCCAACATATTAAAAATATCTTTTATTTTATGACAAATGTTAAATAAGGTATCGATATCATTTACTTTTTTAGGGTCTATAATTTCAAGTTCGAGTTGATATATAGTTGATACTTCTGAATCCTTATCTAGAGTCTCACCCGCGGTAACTGTTCTATCAATTGATAAATTTTTCCTGATATACGAACACCTTTCTTTTTTTATGTTTCTGTGCCATTCGTTATTATCATACTCTTCATCGTTGATAGGTGTTTCTCGGGAAACGCTGAAACGAATATCAAAAGGTGATTTATTTAAATTTTTAAAATCAATGTTTTCAATACGTTCCTTTTTTATAAGAGTATCTTCACCAGTTTTATTATCGACAGTCAATCTAATGTTATTGTCTTCTCGTGAATAAACATCGTATGTATTTTCTTCTATCGTTTCCCAACCGGTATAAGAAGAAAAACCTCTTATAAAATCAGCGTATGTTTTATCGCCAATATTAGTATCAAAAAATGTTCCGTTGAATCTCCCTAAACGAAACTCCATTTCAATGTTTTCCTCATCTTTATATTTATCGACTATGGGTTTTATAGCATCACACAATTTATGTACGTCCATTTTGTTTACATTTTTATAATCGCGTCTTCTTCTTAAGCCTTTTTTATCACCTTTTTTTATATGCATGGTTTTAGTAATTTAGGAAATACCTGTTATTTTAATTCGGCTATACAGGTTTTATTGCATATACGAGAGATATCATCTCATATATTAGATACTACTTACGAAGGTGAATGTACTTTTACAAAATCTTACGAAAAACTTGTTCGTTTATATTTTTCAACGCAGGAAACTAAAGTTTTTAGTTTAGGACCCGTCTTATTAGAATTTGTAAAATTATTTCCGAGATTCATAATCGGTATGCCTCATGATACACAGGATGTTCTATTTTGTTTAATAGATATACTTGAAAAAGGTTACCCTCGTATAAAAGATCTTGTTTATGGAGAGACTACACAAATAACTATATCACCGGTTAGTAAAAATGTATCAAAAATACCGTTTTGTGTTTATATTTTAAACGTGAAAGACAAAGTAAAAAATATAAATACAATGATAAACGAAAGTAGTAAATGGAATGTAATAGAGGGTTATGTAGATGATGCAGGTAAAAAACACCACGTTGCTACGACGAGAAATATATTTTCAAAATACCCTCAAATATTTATTGTATCATTCGATAAAAAAAGTTACGTAAAAATTGACGAAGAATTGAAAATAGGGGATAATGTGTACGAGTTACAATCTACAATAATTCATAAAGGTATTCAGTATGGTGGTCATTACATGTCTACTAAAAAAATAAATAATGATTGGTTCATTCAAGACGATGATAATTTAGGTAAACTTCATAATTTTCCTAAAGAAGATAATCATTTCGTCCTGGTCTACAATCTAAAAACTCTTTCATGTTAATATTCTCTTTTATATTTACTAATGTTCTGTAAAACGTGCGTCTACTGTTTGGAAACGTTTTATCTGTTCTTTTTTTAATAGGTTTCCACCAAAATGGACCATCCTCCCATGTTACGTACATACACTCAACAATATCACCATGTTTTAACCATTTATAATCTTTTGTTCTATCTATTGGTATAGAAGATTCGAATATATGTTTACCTCTATCTTGAATGTATAATTTATAGACGTGTGTACCGGGTACACACCCGGGAGTTTCTACAGTTGGCTCCTTCTTTACGAGAAAATCAATTGTATTTTTATTTCTCGGTTTCCATTTAAACATTGTTTCGTGTGTTCCAATACGAATAGGTTCATTTACTGGTGTAAATATAAGACCATCCATTTCTTGTTTTATTTTTGGAAGATACTTATCCATAAACTCCTTAAAGTCATCGTGTAAATGAAATTTTTTAACTTTTAATGAAATGGTATCTGTAGTTAAAATTAATGACTTTTTCACGACTTTTTCACAGTGTTGTAAACGATCAAGTAAATTCTGATTACCTACGACTTCTCCACAATTCATTAAACAGTCGTAAATCATGAATGTATTTTCGTACAATTCACCTTCAAGTATAGTACCCTTAAATACGACCGTTCTAAAATTTAATGGTACGGTAAACATTTCAAGCGCTCTGTTTATAAATACACAAGTCTTTTGGTTTCCAGCTTGTATGGCAATCATCATGTATCTCGTTCCATCTGTTTTCTCACAAACAACATAATCGTTATTCGATAAAATACCGAAATGTTTCCTTTCTATAGAAATAGGTTGACATCCGGGAAATATACCTTTACCTTTGGTACCCCAAGATTCTTCCATAAAGTGTATCGTATATTTGTAAAGAGGATCATCCTTCTTTAGAAATATCCGGTTCATTCTGTTTTATATTTTTATTATATTCTTTAATTACTTTTAACACCGGCGGCGTTTAAAATATTACTTATACACTCATGATTATAAGTCATGATTAACTTAGATTTAGGATACGCAACAATTTTGACACCGGATTCTTGAAATTTACTAAACATCGTTTCCATTTTAGGAAAAATTTTATACGAACTACCTTTTTTATCTTTTATGTGTTTAATAACATTTTTAGACATTAATAACCAGCATTTAGAAGACGTTTTTTTTACGTTATAATACTCCGAACTAATTTTAGTAGCAACTTCAGTGTCAAAATGTAAACCGAACTGTTCGACAGGTTCTTTACATCCGTTTTTTACTTTAGACTTAAACATACCCCAATCTATACCTTCTAATACACCGGGAAAAACTAAACATCCAAAACTTTCAAGCTTGTCAAAACATTTTTGTAAACTATTATCATCGATTTGTATACCAAAATCTATAAAAAGTAATCTTTCGTGCGTTTTTATATATTTTGCAATTATATCTGCTTTATCATACGGATCATCATTTACAAAGACTACCTCATTTTGACAGTGGTTTTGTAAACATATTAAATTAAATCTAAGAATACTGTGTAAAGTTTTTACGTGACATGATTTACTCCGAGTAACTATTATAGTTGCAAACTTCATATTATTACATTATAGTCTAAGCCTTAAGCCTTTCTTCTAAACATCCAAAAAATGGTAAGTTACCTACATGTCCTAAGGTAGTTTGAACATCTGCGAATATTTTACCCCCAATTTGTTGCCATCGTCTACAAAAAGCATAGTCTTCGGAAAGGTATCTACGGTTATCCGGATCAATCATACAATCAAAAACAGCACAATATTCATCAAAATCTCGATTTTGATGATCGTTTTTACAATTTAAATCCGTATAGTGTTCGTGCATTTTTTCAAGAGCCTTTCGACTAATAACCATGAATCCAGTTGGACCGTCGAGTACTTCTATAAAACCGTTTTCAACCGTTCTACTTGTAGCTCCTATATTAGCAACTAAACTGGATGAGAGCATTGATAAATCGCGTTCATCACCTTTGTCAATTGCATTTTTAGCCTGATCCCACATAACAACTTTTTTAGGATATATAGCAACAGAAACTTCGTGACCCGAACGAATAAGTCTAACGACTGATTTAGGATCAAAATCTACATCTGCATCTATGAACATGAAAAAATCACAATCTGATTTTTGCATAAATCTACCTATTGCAACATTACGAGCACGGTGTACTAAACTTTCATTTTCTGTGGTATCCAAAACCATCTGTATACCTTCTTTTATTAATTCAAGTTGGAGTTTGACTATACCTATCATATATTTTTCCAAACATAAACCACCGTAACATGGCGTGCTTATAAAAACGCGAGTTGGTCTATTATTAGATTCGGACATTATATACTATATAGTTAAACTTTATCCTCTAAGTATTTTTTTATAATATTTTCAATTTTATTTATAGTTGGTATAGAAACTGAACATTTTTCGCATATTTCGTTTTTATTAATTTTATTTTTTAAAACGATATAAATTACAGCTGATGCAACACTATTAGGTGTTTTACTCATTAACTGTGAACAATTTTCAAGGTCTATAGACATTCTATTACATTTCAAACGTTCTTCTCTAGAAACATCGAATAAATTTAACAATCTTTGCATAACATCGTTAGGTAAAGTTGTATAATTTTTTGTTGTTTTACCCAATATCGTTTCCTTGAAAAGATATGATGTTCTACTTATATCTTTAGAATGTATACAAAACATATCGGCGATCTCTTTCGTCGAACGCGATACTTTGTACATTCTACACGCGTATAAAACACAGTTTCCTTTTATACCTAGACGGACTGCACCCCTTGTTAATTTTTTATCATTAAATTTTTTATACATCATTTTTGCATCTTTTAAAACATTTTCAGGTAAAGATATACATGCTTCTTCTATATCTTTATAAGCATGGTATAATGATCTATCTTTATGATTCATAGATTGATGGAAATTTATTTTTGCTAACCTCTTCATTCCATACGACGAAGAACTCTGTGTAGAAATAATTGTACCTTTACCCCATGCTTCTGAAAAAAGTTCAGGGTTTGCGTTAGGATTACCACATCTCGCTGGATCGTTTACCCTACCATCATCAGTTATACCACTCGTCCATTCTGGGTTTTCATCTATAAATAGTGTATCTACTAAACCACATTGTGAACATGTTGGTATACCCTCTTTTGAAATTACTTTAACGTTTTGACATTCTTTACATAAATTTATATTGATCGACTTTGTTATTACTTGTTTATTTTGTAGTTTGTCTACGACAGACCATATAGTAGTCAGATCCATTATACACTATATTCTTAAAAATAATAAATTTTAATTTCGCACTTAGGTATTAAAAATTTAGATCATCTGCTTGTACTCTCGCTATTGATTCTATATTATCAACCATTTGCTTATATCTTAAAGACCCCGGACTCCTTGGTTCCCATTCTTTCCATTCTTTATCTATAATTCTACTATTAGAAGGTGGTATAACAACACCGTCTATTTCTGAATCAGAAACAATAAAATCTTCAAGGTCGCTACCACTATCATCAGATTCATCTATAATATCACTCTCTTCTTCAGAGTCTATTTCATCTATCATACAGTATAAATTGTCTTTTACGTTTTTAAAATAGTTATTTTTTTGGTGGTGTTCTGATAAATTTTCTTCCTGGACAAGTTCATCATTATCTTCAAGTTCGTACAATCTTGCACCTTTATAAGTCATCGATGTTTCTGTATAATATGAAACTACTACATAATCTCTATTGTTTTCCTTTACTTTAGCGTATATCTCATCTTCTATATCGTCTTCTAAGTTCACTAGAACTTTTATTAATTCTCCAGGCTGAATTTCTGAAATATTAATCATTATTAAAGTTTTCATACAAAAATATTTACAGATATTAGCACAATGGGGATTGAAATTTTATCCAAAGAAGGATGTCAATACTGCGACTTAGCAGTTGATTTATGTAAAGAATACAAATTAGAAAACAAAAAAGTTTTAGTAGACAAAGAAGAATTAAAAAAAAGATGTGGTACTCAAGCATCTGTATATCCACAAATTTTCATGAACAATGAATTGATCGGGAGTTATTTTGACTTTCAAGATTATCTCGAAAATGCTGAACCAATGTTATTACCAACGCTTGATAGATTTACAGTTTTTCCAATTGAACATGAAAACTTATGGACTATGTATAAAAAGGCTCAGATGTCCAATTGGACGGCTGAAGAAATTGATTTTTCTAAAGATATGGATGATTGGGTAAACCTGAGTGAAAATGAACAACATTTTATTAAATATATTCTTGCTTTTTTTGCAGGTTCAGATGGTATAGTATTTGAAAACTTGAACGATAATTTTGCAAGTGAAGTTCAATATACGGAGGCTCGATCATTCTATGCGTACCAAGAACATAACGAAATGGTTCATGGTGAAACGTACAGTAAACTTATAGATAAGTATATAAAAAACTCTACAGAGAAAAAGAATCTCTTCGAAGCTATACAAACTATACCATGTATTAAAAGTAAAGCTGACTGGGCTATGAAATGGTTTAGTAAGGATAGATCCTTTGGCGAACGCTTATTAGCATTTGCTTGTGTAGAAGGTATATTCTTTTCAGGTAGTTTCTGTGCTATTTTCTGGTTGAAAAAAAGAGGATTGCTTCCTGGTCTATGCTTTAGTAATGAACTTATAAGTAGAGATGAAGGTTTACATTTAGAATTTGCTATTGAACTATTCAAAATGTTAAAACATAAACCGAGTAAAAGTATAATTGAACAAATTGTTAAAGATGCAGTTTATATTGAAAAACAGTTTATAACGGATGCACTCCCGTGTAGTTTAATTGGTATGAATTCGGATAAAATGTCTGAATATATAGAATACGTCGCAGATAGATTATTAAAACAGAGTGGTCACGATAAAATCTGGGATACAAAAAATCCTTTTGATTTTATGGAGAATATATCACTCGATGGTAAAACTAATTTTTTTGAAAAAAGAGTCGGCGATTACGGAAAATTAGACGAAGATTCAACTTCCATAGAGTTTAACGAAGAATTTTAATTATTTATAAATATAACCTCGAATCTATAGCATCAGTCGTATCATAAGAATCTAAGTATAAACCGCTATCCATAATAGGGTATTGTTCTTCTGACATATCTGGTTCTGGCATTGGCATATCAACCATTTTAGGAACCATTTTTGAGGTTTCTTCCCCCTTTTCTTTCTTTTCCTCCCCTTTTTCTTTCTTTTCTTTCTTTTCTTTCTTTTCTTTCTTTACTTTTTCCTCCTTCTTCAAATTCATCATACCCCACGAAATGAGTAAATAAACTAAAGAATGAAGTAAAAGACCGTATGTTGATGGACAACCTGTGGGTGTAGAAACCCAATTTCCAAATATTTTTCTAACGATACGAAATGTAGCTGGGTTAGCGATTACGAAAAACAGTAATGCTGACATTAACGCAATAAGAAATTTTTTTTCTTGTTTTTTACCATTGCAGCCACAACCACAATCTTTGAATAGTAAGCTTTTTTTATCACCTGAGCAAGTCATGATGTTTTATTATACATTTAGAAAAAAAAGTAACTTAAAGTTTCGTACCTAATAAAATATACAAAAAAAATGTCTAATAATATTCAAGTTTCTCAACAATTCGAACCTTCTACGGTTACATTCAGTCAACTAAAGAAAAATAAAAATGGCGGTAAATCGGTGATGTTAACTCGCAATAATAAAAAGAAACTCTATTTACAACTTCCTTTTATGCGTTCACCATTCGGTTTAAGTGCTTTTACTGATGAAGCTACTAACAAAACTTCATACTCGCTCGATCTTTCTTTCGATACAGACAATGAAGATGCTATGCAACTCTCGTCTAAGCTTATGGAATTGGATGAAATTATCCTTAAAACAGTAACTGAAAATTCTAAAGATTGGTTAGGAAAATCTTACGATATTAATGTTATTCGTGAAGCCTTATACAAACCACTTGTTAGACAGGGAAAGGAAGGGTATGCTAATACACTTAAATTAAAAATTCAAACGAACCAAACAGGTGATTTTATACCAGAAGCGTATAGTTCTGATAGGGAACTCATTCAACTTGATGAAATTGAAAGAGGTCAAAAGTGTATGTGTATTGTAGAGATTAACCAACTTTGGTTTATTGATAATAAGTTCGGTGTAAGTGTTAGACTTTCACAAGTGTTGTGCGGTGAATCTACAAAATTACCATCGTTTGCTTTTCAGGGTTTAGATAACGAACAAGACCAATTAATCGAAGATATCATGGACGATCTCGTTGATGAATAAAATATTACGCTACATTAGACCAATATGGAAAGAGAACGTCATTTAAAAAATTTAAAAATTATATCTAAACTTGCAAAAAATAAAAAAAATAATTTAAAACAAAAATTAAATTTAGGGAAAAATCTAATGAAAAGTATGCAGGGCATGGGATGTTACCCGGAAAAATTTTTATATTTACCAAATAACAAACCTATTTCACTTTCTATAGAGGACTCTTTAAGTAAATCAATAGGGACTGTAAAAATTGGTCAGGGTAGGTTTGGTGAAGTTTACTTGGGATGTATAGATAAAGAATGTAAAAAGAAGGTCGCTATAAAAGCAGTTTTGAATGAAGATATAACACATGAATATAAAATAAGTAAACGTTTATCTTCATACGGTGTTGTAAAATCCTTTACCATTCAAAAATGTAAAAATGTAATGTTTATGTATTCCGAATATGCAAATAACGGAACTTTAAAATCGTTTTTAAGAAATAATAAAACTAATTTGTTACCCATACACTTTAGAACCATAATAACTCAAATTTTGTATAACTTATATAGAATACAAAAAAAATATCCTACGTTTAGGCATCACGATTTACACACAGAGAATATACTAATAAATACTACTAGTCCATCTCGTGTAAGATTGTTCAAAGTAAATAATTCGACATTAAAAGTTCATGATATTGGATTACAGGCGCTAATATCAGATTTTGGTTTATCTACGATGAAAGGTTTAAAAAACCCAGAAGTAGATGACGATCCAGAATTACAATATAAAACTAGTTCGGGTATTTATAGAAATTCTCATAACATGTATGACATACAATATATTTTAAATATAATGAGACAGGAAATTAAAGTTTCAGGTATCAAAAGTGGTATAGAAGCAGTTCAGTTCATTGAACGAGTTATACCTTCGGAATATTTAGGTAAAGAATCGAGTAAAATAAAAAATTTCCGTCTTCGAGCTTCACCGTTAGGTCATCCTCAATTACCTACGTTCAAACAGATATTTAACGACAGATACTTTTCACCTTACAAGAAATCTGTCGTACCATTTGATATTAGTACAATTATTAAAAGAAATAAAGTTTCTGTACCAAAACCTATAATTGTTAAACATGGTGGTGGACTTATAAAAAAGACATTTAATAATATTCGTAAAGAACTCGCTTTGAAAAATGTAAAGAAGAATATTAAACGTCCAAGTATACGACCAAGAATAATACCAAGAAAAGTTAACGTAATAAAACCATCAGTTAAAGTTTCGGTCGCGAATAAAGGGTACTTAAAAATAGATAACCGTAAATGTATTTCGTATAAAAAACAGGATCTTATAAATAAGGCAAAAAATCTAGGTATAGACCCGGGTAGTAAAACAATCAAAAAATTATGCGAAGATATTAAATTAAAATATATCAAGTAATTATATAACAAACCATGTTTGCAATTTTAGCACTTATTGCAATCGACCTCTACGTACTAAAAAGTACAGGCGTAGCACAAAAAGAAATCACAGTTGAAGAAATAACTGAAGATAAACCGGTTGAATGGACCGTTTACGGTACGTCTTGGTGTGGATGGACTACAAAACAGTTAGAGTACCTTAAAAAGAAAGGTATACCTCACAAATTCATCGATTGCGAAAAAGGCAATTGCGATGGAATTGATGCGTTTCCAGTTATGGAAAGTTCATCCGGTGAAAAGGTCAAGGGTTATAAAGAAATTTAAATACCTCGCGCAGCCGCAAGACCAATAGAAAGAATAAGTGCGTCAAGGAACGTATTAATTGGTTTAAGAACCGTTACGTGTTTAACAAGACCTCTATTCCAGGAATACCGAAGAATAAAGGTACTAATAAGAAGAATAAGTGTAAAAAGAAGAAATTCTGTAATAACTTGTTCCATTTTTTTTGCTTTGACAATGTCTCTGATCATTTTTACTTATTAATAAGATTTTTTTTTCTCCTGTCTTATTAATGAGTAAGGCCAACAAGAATAAAAAACTTCCTTTGAGTGGTTCTGAACCTAGATATACACAACGTTTATGGGGACGAACTGTTGGTATAGATAACAATAATTGTTATGCGTATGCTGTAGGCGATTACGAAAGTCTCAGAATGCATAAAAGTATACCAGGTGAACGAGCTGGTATAAGAAATTTAAACCATTCATACACACACTGTAAAGGTTTACCCGACCGTGTTATTGCAGATAACCCCAAAAAGGTCTATAAATGTGGTGCAACAACGAAATGTAAACCAAATCACTTTAAGATAATGATGTTTGTAGCACCCGGGAACAAACGTAATTACTTTAGACAAGGCGATTTTCACTTTTATAAACAACACGGGTTTGTTCAGTACAAGGTAAAAACAGGTAATACGTACGAAAGTATTGCTAAATTTTTCAAAGTTCCCGTTTCGCGTATAAAACAGGCAGGTAAATGTACCCCTGGTAAATTATTAAAGTTTAAAGCAAACGTGTTTAGCCATAAACGTGGGTGGGCAACAAAACCTTTGCTCGTAGACGCTAAAGGTAAATCTATACTTGATCCTCGAAAAGCATCCAGAAACTACCCTGGGTTATCTTATAAAAAGTATTGTAGTTCATTCTGTGTCAAAGACAGAGGGATCAAAGTCGGACATACTCATCCCAAAGTCACCAAGAACACTCGATAAATCTTCTTCGTGTTCGACACTAAATATTAAGTCGAGTGCATCAAGGACCAATTCGTTCGTCAAGCATACTGTATTTGAAGTAGCCTCGTAATCATTAAATACAGTAATCTGAACCCTAAATTTAGAACCATCGAACACTTTTCGACATACGGGACACGTAACCTTTCCCATTTTTTTCCAGTTTTCTAGACAATGTGAGTGAAAAACATGTCCACACCGAATAGCCTTGCTATTTCTGGTCTTGCGAACATCGTTGTGACATATGGAACATTGAGTCATGACAGTATCTAGAACACTTAAAGAATTTATTAATTGGTTTTTTTTGCACTTATGTACTACCAGTAGTCGCCACCGCCGCTCTTGTAAGGGTTGCAAATTTATACTGGGGGTTTTCTGGATCTGTAGCATTAGTGCTAGTCTTTGTTTTTCTTATATATGCCGTATACTTGGCAGCTACAAAAGGTATAACAGAAGCAGCATCTGTTTCTATTGCTTTACTATAACAATCTTCTTGTGTAAAAGATACTGGACTACCTGCAGCAAATGTTTGACCTGTAATCTGTGCAACAGTTTTCGAACCGACTGCACAACTGTGAACTGCTGTTAAAATACCTGTAACAGGCTTAGGGAACGTATCCGCCTCGAGTATAATATCATACGTGATACCTGTTGTTGTATCTGATGTTGCTGCTGTACCTATATTAATATTAGGCGTAAACATAATTTGACTATAATCGGTAGTAGTAACTTCATTTGGAGAAGTTCCTGTAGTAGATGTTACAAACGCTATAGTACCAACATTACCGGCAAAGATATGATCGGTTTCCTTACCATCGAGTTTAATGACGTATAATGGTTTGATAAAATTTACCGAACCAGTAACATCGATCTCAAAACTCGTAATAGTACTATCCGTAAATGTATAACTCAAATTTGTAGCAAGACCACTTGTACCTTCTTCAAAAACTTCGATTTTTGTACCTGTAATTGGGTTTGCAACGTTCGTAAACTTGATTTGTGGGTTTGTTGTTGCACCACTACTATCACTACCGGCCGGAACATACTCCTCGTCCATTGCTAATGGTTTACAAACCATTTTAACCTTTTTTCTCCAATCCGTAGATCCTATTTCAGTGTCCTGCATTCCGGAAATGTCAATAAAAGTATCATCGTCGTACGACCAAACGTAATTTGGAAGAACAGATTGTTCTGATGTTACGTTCGAACAATCGCCTGCGAGTGGGTCGTACCCGTCTACTTGGTCTGCAACTGGTGTAATAATTCGAACGACGTTTTCTTTAAGTTTTGCAAGATCGAGTTCGTCTTCGCATAGAGAATTACCGTTTGCAATATCAATAAAATCGATTTCGGCATTTTGTTTACCAACATCATCGAAGTATTCATCAACGAAATCGGCAAATTTAATCTCTGCTGGGAAACCAAACGACCAATCGTTCAATGTTTCAGGATCACCGTCCTGATCCTCGATAAATTTATTGTAATCGTCTTGGTTATCCGCCCACCAATCTCTTATTGTTTTACAAACTGTAGTATTTTTAGTACCATCGGCTTTGTAAAGTTTTGTAAGCTCTTCCTTCATTTTGTCCCATTTACGGTCCTTGACGTATTTTTGTGTCGAACCTGACATAAATCCAAGTCTACCTAGAGTTAGTAAAAGTAACCAAGTTACCACTAATATAACAATTATAACTGCGGCTATTTTTCCACCTGACATGAGTGTTTATATTATGGTATATTTTATTTTAAAACGAAAAATTAATAGATATTTGGCATTTTGAGAAGGGCCTTATCACAAGATCCACACTGGTCTTTTTGTTGTGCCTGGGAAGGTTTCAAAAGCGCTGGACCTTTTTCTTGAAGAAGTTTTCTGAAAGAATAATTATCCGCGAAAGATACAGCATTTTCTTTCATGATATAGTTATCGTAAAGTTGGGAAGAACTGTTTATAGTGAAGCATCGACCGTCGGCCATACCAAGTCGTTGTGACATTTTGTATATATTAGTATTACATTAGAAATTAATTTGTCTATTTTTTGTTGTGAGTTTCCATGAATTAAACCCTCTCGATTTTAAGTTTTTTATAACTTTTTCAATTTTATACCCTGAAAATTCATCGAACAATTCTTTTTTACTTTCATCACATGGTGATACTCTGACGTTTGGTATATCGTTAATGGTGTTATTAATATTATTATACGCAAATGCTATTTCCTTCAGAGTTTCCGCACCTGTAATAATGATCTTTCCTGTACCAAAAATACTTGTCGTTATCTCTTTCATATCTTTAGCCGGTCTGAATTTAATTTTAACCGCGGAGTATCTATCTGGTTCAAACGAAACTTTATATATCTCCGGATACTTACCGAAATGATTGGAAACGCTCCGAAGATTTATATTATAATTCAAACTGAAATTTGAATTTATCATAACGACTCTAAACGTATTTAGAGGTGGTATAAAATCCCCGCCCATTATACGTTCAAATATATCCGAAACTTCCTTTATTATACGTCTACAATCGAAGATATCAGAACACCCAGCAACTTGTATACTACCATTTGGAAAGATCTTTATTGATTTAGTACTGTAAATATCTTTATATACCAATGTAATCTGGTTATAAAAGGTTGTTGGTTTAAGTGATATCGTATATCCTTTAGACCCAATTTTACCAACGATAATTGGGGATACTTTTTCAAAAGCGTGTTTTATTTTTTCCATATCAATGTGTTTATCAAAGTTTGAAATCATTGTTATTGTAGTGAGTTTAACCCATGACGGTTTATATATATCGGGTATACTTGATCTAAACTCATCAAGTGTTAATAGATAAGATAAAGTAGTATTATATTGATGTTGGTTAGACATATTACTTAAAAAAAATATTACTTAAAGTTAACTTAGGTTTCCAATATATGCCGTGTATAAAATGTAAAAAAAAAGGGATTCCTATAGATTGTAAGTATTGTGGTCTAGGGTTTTGTTCTCGGTGTATCGTTTTAGAAATTCACGAGTGTAGTGGAATGAATTTGAAAAAGGAACAGGAAATAAAAGATTTAAACAAAAAACTTGAGTTTAAGGCTGACAAGAAATTTGGTATGGTTTAGATACTTAAAAAGAAAAGTAGTAATTTAAACAATATATGACATCTTTTGTAAAATCTGCTAAACAATTTATTAATGTCGAAAATAATGAAATTGAAATTGAAATTAAATACGATAAATATCTAGAAGGATTTGGTTACGAAACGTTTGTAGATCATTTTAACACGAATCTAATAGGTTCCACTAATATATATACAGTACATAAGAGTGGTAAATCTTTAAGGTACGAACAGTTTTTAAATACAATGGTTAACAATACGACAGAAACGCTTAGAAGATGTGTTTCTATTCAATTGGAAAACGTTTTATTTGAAAACAGGAATATTTTTTCGTTAATCAGGATTATGAATTCAGTTAAAATATTAGATAGAACCTTTATTCCACCTCTTATAAACCCGGTATGTTCTTGGCAAAAACGAATGGTTAAAGAATTTTGTTTAACAACTTTCCCAGATATTATAAAAACTTCAACAAATAATAGTAGGCTTCAAAAACTCTTTAGAGTATTACAATTAATAGAAGAAGACACGAAATACTAACCAGTCTAGTATACAGTTCGGTGTTATCATTTTCTAAACCTTTGTTTACTTCAATTTCATTTTTTTCTATATTCGTTAAACCCCTATCTATATTTCTTTTAGGAAGAAGTGGTCTAGATAGAGCACACTCTTCTTTTCTGTAGCCGGGTCTACCAACACCCTTTGATAAAACACCGCAAGCTGGGCTAACATACTCTTCTTGTCCTTCTTCGTGATCTGGTGATTTATATTTCTTAAAATCAAGTGTATGTTTACTTGTACCAGGTGGGAAAAAATTATCAACATTGGTAAATGGATTTATATCATTCATTGTATTTTGATCATCGAGCATTAACTGACTCATCTTTATTACTATTGAATAATATATTTTTTGTATTGGTACTGTGTTGATTTTCGATCAATAAAATATTAACCTTATTTATAATGAAAACATCGTATAAAATTATTATTGGTATTGTACTAATTTTTATTTTGAGTTATATTATTTACAAGTATATGTACCCAAAAGTATGTGATACAAAAACTATTCAATTAAATTCAGATATTATAAATAAACCTAGTGTTTCTACTGATGTACCAGAAATCAAAATTGATATTGAAGCACCAACAATTGGAACAGACCCAGTTGATATAAAACTAACTGGTGATTTATAAACCAATTTTGTTATTTTTACCCATTTTATTACCATACGTACTTGTATTTATAGGTCTGTCTATTGGTGTTACATTTTTATCAGTGTCGTGTAAATATCCCATATACTGAGAAACACCCGTTTGTATCTGACCTGTAGCAGTTTTTATTACAATACCGTTCATGAAACGGACTTGTTCCTGTACATTTGAATTTGCATCACCTGAATTATTAATAAAAACAACACGCATTATGCTATACAAATCGTCATTGTTTTGTCTATCTATGGAAACGCCAGTTTTATTTTTAAAGTCCTGACGTATCGCTCGTTGAAGTAAATTTATATTGAACTCTGAAAAGAATAAAGTATTCAAGGGAGTTGGACATTGTTTTATTGAATTTATATGTAAAGCGTCACACATTTAATATAGTCCTGGAAAAAAAGTCTTGGTAAATATAAATGATAGTCGCTGCTGATTTTGACCAAGCATATAATACAAAACCAACTAATACTGAAAAGCTACCATGTAATCCACCAACGTGTTTCGTAGCATCCTACCCACCAGTCGCCAAAGTTGGTGACCCAAACGGTAAATTTTTTGTTAATTCCTCTTTACTCCAGCCCAATAGATTGGCTGAGACTCGTGGACCAACTACTATAAGAAGTGAAGGATTCAAATGTCATGTCAATGAAGATAATGAGTAATTCAACAAATATAAAAAAATAAGTATAAATAAAATCACAAAATGAGAGTTATAAAACGTTCCGGTCGTGTTGAAGACGTAAAGTTTAACAAGGTCACCAACAGG